TCCACAAAGCGAGTGCAGCACCCGCGGCTGGACCAATACCTCAGCTATGAGCGCAAAATCCGTCCACAACCGCCCGCCCCCGCCCCGCCTCGGCGCATCGCGGGGTAATCGCGCCCGGCGGGCGCAGGCGGCGAAGAATGCGGTCGCGCCGCTCGCGACCGGCTACCCGCTGCCGCCCGCCCCCGACTACCTCGGGGAGCGCGGGAAGGAATGCTACGCCAAGGTGGCGGCCGACCTGAAGGCGGCCGGGACGCTCGACCGGATGGACTTCCGCGGGATCGAGGCGTTCGCCTGCGCGTTCGAGGAGTACCACCTCGCCCGGACGATCTGCCTAAACACGGGATTCTGCTACCCGAGCTTTACGCTGGAGGGCGAGCTGGTCATGAAGAAGCGCCCCGAGGTCGAGGTGATGCACGGGGCGTGGCAGCGCTGCCGCTCGCTGCTCGACGAACTCTACTGCACGCCGGCGAGCCGGCGGAAGGCCGGCACGAGCCAGCCGCCGGACGAGGACCACGACCCGATGGCCGCCCTGCTCGACCTGAACTGAACCCATGATCGTCCACCTCACGCCGGAGTACGAGGCCCAGGTCCGCGCCCGCACGGTGCTGGACGAGATCACGCTCTACGCGCTGGCCGTGGTGGCGGACGAGATCCCGGCCTGCCGGAAGCTGCACCAGGCCGCCCACCGGCACCTCACCGACCTGCGCCGGTCGGAGGACCCGGACTTTCCCTTCTACTTCGACCTCGACGCGGCCTACCGGCCGATCAAGTTCGTCGGGATGCTCTCCCACTGGGAGGGCGAGCTGGCCGGCCAGCTCTTCAAGCCGGAGCTGTGGGAGTGCTTTGTCATCGGGTCCACCTTCGGCTGGCGCCGGAAGGACACCCATCTGCGGCGCTACCGCTACGCCTACGTCGAGGTGCCGCGCAAGAACGGGAAGTCGTTTCTCGCCGCGGCCATCGCCCTCTACCTGCTCTGCGCGGACGGCGAGGCCGGGGCGCAGGTCTACGCGGCGGCGACGAAGCGGGAGCAGGCCAAGATCGTCTGGGACTGCGCCTGCAAGGTCGTGGCCAAGCACCCGACGCTGGCCAAGGCGGTCAAGCTGCACTGGCTGGCCCTGCGCTTCGCGAAGAAGAACGCCCGGTTCGAGCCGCTCGCGGCGGATTCGAAGAAGCTGGACGGCCTCAATCCGCACGGCGTGGTCTGCGATGAGCTGCACGCCTGGCCGGACCGGGACCTGTGGGACGTGCTGGAGGACGCCTTCGGCGCCCGGACCCAGCCGCTCATGTTCGTCATCACCACGGCCGGGCACGACCGGAACTCGATCTGCTACCAGCAGCGGTCGCACGGCGCCTCGATCCTGGAGGCGGTGGAGAGCCGGGCCTACGTCGACGACACCTACTTCGTCTTCATCGCCGACGTCGACGCGGAGGACGAGAAAAACTGGATGAAGGAGGAGGTATGGCGCAAGGCGAACCCCGGCCTCGGGGCGCCCAAGTCGCTTGAGTATCTGCGCGATCAGTACAACAAGGCGCGGCTCATGCCGCAGAAGGAGAACGCCTTCAAGAACAAGCAGCTCGACATGTGGACCGAGGCCGAGGAGAAGTGGTTCGACATGGAGGCGTGGGACGCCTGCAGGGGGAAGGTCGACCGGGCGCGGCTGGCGAAGTGCCGCTGCTACGGCGGGCTCGACCTATCGTCGACGATCGCGCTCTCCGCCTTCGCCCTGGTCTTCCCGCCCGGTCCCTACCCGGAGTGGACCGTGCTCCTCAAGCTCTACCTGCCGGCCGACAACCTCCGGACGCGGGCCAAGCGCGACAAGGTTCCCTACGAGCAATGGGTGCGGCAGGGCTGGATCACCACGACGCCGGGCAACGTGATCGACTTCGACTTCATCCGGGCGGACGTGCTCCGGCTCAAGGAGGAGTTCAACCTCGTCGAGGTTGGCTTCGACCCCTGGAAGGCGGTGGAGATCTCGGGCAAGCTTCAGGGCGACGGGCTGGTCATGAAGCAGATGCGGCAGGGCCACGCCACGCTGGGCGCTCCGACGAGCGAGTTCGAGCGCAAGCTGATGAAGCACGACTGGCGACACGGGGCCAACCCGGTGCTGCGCTGGATGGTCAGGAACTGCGTGCCGATCCGGGACTCGAACAACAACCTCCGGCCGGATAAGGAGAAGTCGCACGCCTTCATCGACGGCGTGGTCGCGACGATCATGGGGCTCGGCCTGGCGATTGCCTCGCCCACCGCCGGCGCGGCGTCGGTTTACGAGACTCGCGGCCTGCTCATCCTCGGCGGCCCGGCCGGCGGCCGGGATCCGCTTACCCCAGAGGACGGCGAGTGACGGCCGCCACCAGCTTATGATCGTACTCCAGCGCCCTGCGTGGTTCGCCCTCCAGCTCGGTCCGTACAACATCAAGGTCCGGATGCAGGCCGTCGCCGCCGGCGTCGCCGCGCTCGGTGGCCGGGTGGTCGATGTACCGGACAGCGATCCGGAGGCGGTGCGGACCGAGCTGACGCGCCAGAAGATCTCGCTCGCCTTCACCTGCGGCATGCGCGACCGGGAGGCGCCGGTCCGCGGGCTGCTGGAGGGGCTGGAGATTCCGTTCCTCATCACCGACCTCGGCTACTTCAAGCGGGCGCGGGGGCCGCGGGACGGTACTGGCTACAACCAGCTCAGCCTCGCCCACCTGTGCTGGGTGCCCCCGGACCCGTGTCCGGGTGACCGGTTTGACGAGCTGAAGATGGCGGTGGCCGAGCCGCGGGAGCCGCGGACCGGCCGTGTGCTCCTGCTCGGGCAGGTGCCGGGCGACACCCAGCACTGGCTGAACGTGGAGCAGCTCTCCGCCTGGTTGGCGAACCGGGCCGAGTATTACCGCGCCCGCGGCCTGCGGGTGCGCTTCCGGGCGCACCCGGCCGCGCCCTCCGTCGCTCTGCACGGTCTGGTGGAGAACCGGCCGCCCGACCGCTACGTGCTGACCGACGAGCTGCAGGAGGTCGACCTCGCCGTCACCTACAACTCCACCGCCGGGCTGGAGGCGATCATGGCGGGGCTGCCCGTCGAGTGCATGCCCTGCGCCCACTATGCGGCGGTTGCCGACTATGGCCGCTCGGTCGGCCGCGGGCAGGTGCTCGACTACTTCCACCGGCTGGCCTACGCCCAGTGGACCATTGCCGAGCTGAGCGACGGCACGGCGCTGCGCTACATGGACCGATTCGCCCACTTTCTCCCGCCCCAACCCTGCATCCACCAATGAAGACTCCGCCCAACAACGTCATTCCCATGAACGCGCCTGAGCGACTGAACTCCGAACAGATCATCCGCCTCGCCCAGAACTCCATTAACCGCTACCAGCAGCTCGTCGACGCGCTGCCCTGGTGGCGGCCGGTGCGCCGGTACGGACTGCGGCAGCGGATCGCCGCGCTGGAGGTGATCCAGCTCATGATCGCGGCCGGGGACGACACCATCGGCTCCTGAGGTTATGAGCGATAGCTTACAGCCATGACGCCGCTTGCACAGTTGCACGACTCCGGCATCTACGAGGACATTGGGGAGCTGGGCCTGGCGCCGGATCTGCAGGGCTGGCACAGCGACCGGCCCGTCTTCGCCCGGCTGATCGACGAGGTCCGGCCGGAGATCATTCTGGAGGCGGGCTCGTGGCGCGGGGCCAGCGCGATCCACATGGCGCGGGTCAGCATGGGCCTGGCCCCGCTCCCGCACCTCTTCTGCATCGACACCTGGCTCGGCAGCCTCGACATGATCCTCCGTCCGGACCGGCCGGGCTACCATTTGCCGCGCCGGCGCGGCTATCCGCAGGTCTACTTCCAGTTTCTGCACAACGTGGCCGGTCACGGATTCACCGACCGGATCACGCCGGTGCCGATGACCTCGCAGGACGGGGCGCGGTGGTGCGCGTTCCACGGCATCCGGGCCAAGCTCATCTACATCGACGGCTCGCACCTCTACGCCGACGTGCTGGCCGACCTCGCCGCCTTCTGGGAGCTGCTCCTGCCCGGCGGGGCGATGTTCGGCGACGACTGGTGCATCCGGCAGGTCCGGCGGGCGGTGGAGAAGTTCGCCCGTCTCCGGGGCCTGGTGATCGCGGTTGAGGAGGGCGGCATCCACTGGATTCTGCGCAAGCCATGAACCCCGGCCGGCCGGTTATCATGAACTACGTCATCGTCGCCTTCCACACGCCCGAGTACGCGGACTGCGTGCCCGGCTTCATCACGGCCGGCAACCTCGCCGGCTGCCGCGTGGTCATCCAGCCGATGAACAGCCGGGCCGACTGGGCGCTCAACACGGGGCTCAAGCCGCTGGCCCTGCTGCGCCTGCGCGAGCGGCTGGCCGGGCCGCTGCTCTACCTCGACGTGGACACCGTCGTCCTCTCGGCGCCGGAGCTGCCGCCGGGTGCGTGGGACCTCGCGATGACGGAGAATCCGGTGGTGAAGCACCGGAACCGGCTGAGCGCGGCGGCCTTCTTCCTCGCCGACACGCCGGCCGTCCGGGACTTTCTGCTTATGTGGCGGGCCTATACCCGGCAGACGCGGCGGGCCGACCATCCGCTGCTGACGCGGGCGCTGCGCGACTTCGGGGCGCAGCTCCAGGTCGCGCCGGCGGACTTCGCCGGCCGGCTCCGGATCAACGGATTCCGGCCGGCCCGGACGCAGGCGGCCTTCTAAGCACCATGATCCGCGTCGCCGTCCTAGTCTCCGGTCAGCTCCGCACGTGGTCGCGCAACTGCCGCGAGGTCGAGGCCATGTTCCGCCGGTCGGCCGGGCCGGACGGCGTCGTCCACTGGTACGGCGTCCATCATCCGGGCGACCTGAGCGACGACCTCGTGCGCGAGCGCGACTGGGCGGCGCTGGTCCCGCTGCCGGTGCGGGCGGACTGGTTTGAGGACGTGCCGTGGGGCCGGCTCAAATATCCGCGCAGGACGGCCGATCCGCGGCGGGCCTGCCTGGAGCAGTGGAGCGGGCTGCTGGAACTGCGGCGGCTCGTCTCGCTGCGGCCCCTGGCCTATGACTTCCTCGTGCGACTGCGGCCGGACCTGTGCGTCCTGCACCCGATCGAATCCTTTGTCACCCTCTCGCGCTCAGCCCTGATGTTTCCGCGCCACAGCAACTGGAAGGGGCTGAACGACCGGTTCTACCTTGGGCCGCCGGCGCCGATGCTGGCGGCGCTGCGCTACCCCCTGACCGTGGCGGCGCAGCTGCGGGCACTGCCGGTTGGCTCGATTCTCGGCTGCGAGCAGCTGCTGGGGGCGGCCGTGCGGTCGGCCGGGACCGCCGTCGAGCGGACGGCGGCCGTCCTCCAGCCCCGCCGGGAGGATGGGACGGTCGAGGCGCCGGTCTACCGGACCGACCGGGGAGACCTTCCGCCGTGATGACGATTTCGACGATGACGGGCGGCAAGGCTTGACCTGGCGGCCCTGCGGTGCTTTGACTCGTCCATGGGGCTCGTTCACCGTTTCAAGCAGGCGCTGGCTGCCTTCCGCAATGACAGCCTGGCCCATCCGAGTCCGGAGTTGCTGGAAGCGTTCCTCGGGGGCCTGTCCTCGCTCGCGGGCACGCGGGTCACACCGCTCAAGGCGCTGGGCGTCTCGACGGTCTTCGCCTGCGTCAACCGGGTCAGTGGGACCATCGCGGCCGTGCCCTTCAAGCTCTGTCAGCTTAAGGGTAAGGTCAACCGGCTGGCGGTGGAGCACCCGCTCTACGGACTGGCTCATGACTCACCCACGCCGGAGATGACGAGCGTGCAGTTCCGGCGGGCGATGCAGGCGACGCTTTCCCTGCGCAGTGCGGCCCATGCCCTGATCGTGCGTAACGGCCTGGGTGAGGTGGCCGAGATCCGGCCGATCCTGCCGCAGGACCTGACCTACCAGCGCGAGGTGCTGGACGGTCCGGTGGTCTACCGCATCCGCGGCTCGCCCGTTCCTGCCTCCAGCCTCCTGCCACTGCGTGGCCTGACGGTGGACGGCGTCTTCCCCCTCAGCGTCGTCTCGGTGGCGCGGGAGGCGATCGGCCTCGCCATCGTCCTGCAGGATAACGCCAGCCTCTTCTTCGCCAATGGTTCGCGCCTGAGCGGGCATCTGGAGCACCCGACCTCGCTCTCGACGCCGGCGGCCGAGCGGTTGCGGCTCAACTTTGAGAAGCATCACCGCGGCTCGGCCAACGCCTGGGGCGTGGCCGTGCTGGAGGAGGGACTCAAGTGGGTCGCGGAGTCAACCAATTATAAGGACTCACAATTCGTCGAGGCGCGGGCGGCGCAGGACGCGGCGATCTGCCGGTACTTCGGCGTGCCGCAGATCAAGGCCGGCATCACGACCGACGCCCACTTCAACAACGTCGAACAGGAGAACCAAAACTACATCAACGACGCCATCCTGCCGGTGGTGGCGGAGTGGGAGCAGTCGTACGACCTGCACCTCCTGACGCCGCGGGAGCGGACGGACGGCTACTACTTCCGCCTCGTGCTGCAGGGCCTGCTGCGCGGGGCGCTGCTTGACCGGTCCAACGCCTACCGGGTGGCCCTCGGCCGCGCCGGCGAGCCGGCCTGGATGACGGTCAACGAGGTGCGGGCGCTGGAGGAACTCGACCCCATCGACGGTGGCGACGAGATCAAGCCGGTGGTGGCCATTCCGCCCCGGCTGCCCGGTCCGGCACCGGCGCCCCCGCCGGCCCCAGCCTGAGGATCACCTTATGCCCTACAAGAACGAACACGCAGCGAGATTACGGGACCCCGGCGACTTCGACCAGATCGTTCAGCTCTGGGCGAAGGAGTCGGAGGGCCTGCGGGCACTGGGCGGTAACTTGAAATCCGATCCGGGCGGCCCGACCAAGGAGCAGTCGATCCGCTTCAAGAAGGACCAGTGGACGGTGGACGCGGCCAAGGCGTGGCTGAAGGACCACCACTACGAGGTGATCCTGTTCGAGCCGGCCGCCGATACCGGGAGCGAGGACAGCACCGGCGGGCCGGACCGGCGGGTCGTGCCCTTCCGGGCGGCGTCCAGCTGGTTCGAGGTCAAGAACCAGACCGACGAGTCGGTCGACATCTTCATCTACGACTACATCGACCCGCTCTTCGGCATCGGGGCGGCCAACATCGCCAAGCAGCTCAAGGCGATTACGTCGAAGCTGATCAACCTGCACCTCAACTCGCCGGGCGGCGAGGTCTTCGACGGCTTCGCCATCTACAACCTGCTCAACGAGCACGCGGCCAAGATCGTCGTCCACGTGGACGGACTCGCGGCCTCGATCGCCTCAGTGATCGCCATGGCCGGCGACGAGATTCTGATGGCGGAGAACGCCTCCTTGATGATCCACGAGCCCTGGTGCTTTGCCGCCGGCGATGCCGCCCACTTTCGGAAGGAGGCGGACATCCTCGACAAGCTGAGCGACAGCATCGCCGGCGTCTACGTGGCCCGGACGGGCAAGACGCTGGCCCAGGTCAAGGCGTGGATGGCCGAGGAGACGTGGTTGAGCGCCACGGAGGCGAAGGAGCGCGGCTTCGCCACCGGGATCAAGCCGGCAAAGTCGATGGCCGCCAGCTACGACCCGTCCGTCCTCGCCTCGTACCGGCACGTGCCGGCCGCCCTTCAGAAACTTTCTGCATCCGCAGAGACAAGGATGACGCCCATCGGCCTGCTCAAGCGCAGGCAGGCCCTCCTTGAGAAATCAACCGCTAGATAACGTTCGCAATCCGCATCCCTATGACACCCAAGGAAAGATACGACAAGCGGGCGTCGCTTGTAAAAGACATGCGCGCCCTCCTGGACGCCGCCCCGGCCACCGGCCTCACGGCGGAGGACCAGACGAAATACGACAAGATGGAGCAGGAAGTCGACAAGCTGACTGCCGCCATCAACCGCGAGGAAAAGCTCGCTACCGTCGAGACCGTGCTGCGCAACCAGCGCGACAACGCCTACCGCCCCGCCGGCGGTGAGGGCGAGGTCGAACGGCCGCGCAACACCAAGGCGTTCAAGGAGGCGTTCTGGGCCTACATCCGCAAGGGCCTGAACGGCGTGTTCCCGGAGATGCGCAACGCGCTGGAGATCGGGACGCCGGCCGAGGGCGGCTACATCGTCCCGGAGTCGTTCGCGACGGCGATCATCCAGGCGCTGGTGGCGCTGGACCCGATCCGCGCTGCGGCGCAGACCATCGTGACCGCCAGTGACCGGCACTTCCCGCTGGAGACGGGGAAGGGCACCTTCGGCTACATCGACGAGGAGGGCCAGTATCAGAAGAGTGATCCGGCGCTCGGCCGGGTCACGATCGGCGCCTTCAAGTCCGGCGGCATCATCCTCGTCTCGGAGGAGCTGCTGCAGGACACCTTCGTCGACCTGCCGGCCTACCTGGTCGACGTGGCCTCGCGCCGGTACAACGACCTCGAAGCTGCGAAGTTCTGCCTCGGTACGGGCACGGCGCAGCCGCAGGGCCTGTTCTTCGTTCCGTCCGTGGGCGGGATCAACCTCGCCGGCGTGACGGGGGCGGTCTCGGCCACCCCGGTCATCACGGGCGACAACCTGATCGATACGTTCCACGCCCTCGGCCAGGCATACCGGCGCCGGGCGTCGTGGCTCACCTCGGACACCATGATCAAGATGGTGCGCAAGCTCAAGAATACCGTCACGGGCGACTACATCTGGATGCCCGGCCTCACGGCCGGCCAGCCGGACACGATCCTCGGCCGTCCGGTGCTCGTGAGCGAGGGCGCCCCGGTGCCCGCGGTCGACATCAAGTCGATCATGCTTGGCGATTTCTCCCGCTACCTCATCACGGAGCGGCTCGGCCTGCAGGTGCAGCGCCTGAGCGAACTCTATGCGGAGAACGGGCAGATCGGGTTCAAGTTTACGAAGCGGAACGACGCCCGGCTGGTGGATCCGCGGGCGTTCGTCTACTTCAAGCACGGGGACGACTCCTGAGGCTGACGCGGCCTGAGCCCGGCGGCGAGAATGGACGCCGCCGGGCCTGCCGCCTCTACGTCATGAGAGTTCTCTTCATCGACTCCGTCTCCACGCCGGCCGGCTCCTATGAGTCCGGTCAGGCGTGCGAGGTCGAGGACCGGCTGGCGTCGCAGTGGATCGCCGCCGGCATCTGCCAGGCCGAGGGCCGCCCGCTGCCGGCGGCGCCGGCCGTCTCCTCCCTCCTGCCCGGCGTTCCCCGGCGCGGCCGTCGCGCCCGTCTGGCCGCCCCCCCGCCATAGCAGCTCAGGCTGCCTAACTTTCCATCATGATTTCGCATTATCTCACGCTTCGCTCCGGCCCGGTGGTCGAGCCCGTCTCCCTGGAGGAGGCCAAGCTCTACCTCAAGGTGGTCGATGCGGCCGACGACGGGCTGATCACCAGCCTGATCTCTTCCGCCCGGAGCATCGTCGAAGACTATACGAACCGCGCCCTGCTCCGGCAGGTGTGGCGGCTGACGCTGGACCGGTTTCCCTCCCACCGCCGGGAGGGGGCGGACTGGCGCACGATCGTGTTGCCCCGCTCGCCGCTCGCCACGGTCTTCTCCGTGCTCTACCGGCCGGAGGACGGCACGGGCCAGCTGCTGCTGGCGGTCACCGAATACGCCGTCCAAGTGACGACCCTGCCCGGCGGCCTCACCCTCAACTACGGGCACGCCTGGCCGGCGACGGAGTATGACCGGCCGGGCGCCGTCGAGATCGTCTTCAAGGCCGGGGTTGGCTCAGCCGCGGCCGTGCCGGCGCCGCTCCTCACCGCGCTCAAGCTGATCCTCTCCCACCTTTACGACCACCGCGGCCAGGAGGACGTGCCGGTCAGCCGGCCCGATCTGCTCGACCGCATTCCGGCCGCCCGGCACCTGCTGATCGCGCAGCGCGTCGGTGGCTTTGTCTCCTGACTTTTACTTCACGCCACCATGAAGCTTTCAATCCTCGCCCTCCTCGCCGGCCTCCTGCTGGCCGGCTGCAGTAGCGGCTCCCTGCTGAGCCGCTGGGTCTCCAAGTCGCCCATGGCCACGATCAGGACGCCGGCGGTCTCGATTTCGCAGACCGGGGACGCGGCCGTGCCGGCGGCTGTCACCTCGACGACCTCGACGCAGGCCGTGACCGTCCCGCCCGGCGCGACGGTTGAGATCCGGATCACGCCACCCGTCCGGGTCGATCCGGCCGCGCTGCCGTCCACGGTGACGGCGACGACGCATACGGAGGTGGTGACGGCGCCGCAGGCGTTCACGCCGGCGGCTTCGCCCAAGCCGCCGACTGCGGCGGAGGAGGCGCAGGCCGCCGGAATCCGCTGGTTTTACATCGGCGGCGTGGTCTGTGCGCTCGCGGCCGTGGCCTGCCTCATCCTCAAGCACCCGGTCAACGCCGGGATCTGCGGGATCGGGGCGGTGGCCGTGCCGCTGGTGGGCGCCTTCTTCGGCAATGAGAACGCCGTGCGGATCGCCCTGGCCGTGGTCGGGGTCTCCGGCGGCATCTGGATCGCCTGGCTCTGTCTGCGCAAGTGGCACCCCGAGTATCAGGC